TTGCCCTTAGAATTCTTATGGTGGAAGTGTCCGCTCAGGACAACATCAAAGTCAGAAAAGAGGTTAGCGTCCATTCCACTGTCATAGCGGAAACCAGGGCGAGCAAGATACCCACTGAGCTCCAGGTGACCCATTGCAACCTTGGAGGCAGAGTTACGAATTGCCTTAAGGGACACGTCATAGTTGTCTGCACAAATCCAAGGAACAAAGAGTACGCTGGTGCCACCAATTACTGTATCAGTGGCATCTTTGTACACAACCACATTATCATATTCTTTGAGCAACAGGTCAACAGTGTTAACCTTATTCGTGTTCTTGTAATATGCAGTGTGATTGCCGACTACGGTATGGACGGTGATGCCCATATCGCGGAGAACATCATAGTAGTTCTCCTTAGCCCATTCAAGAGAAACAAAGTCGATGCTCTTACGGTTATCGAAAGTGTCACCAAGATCCAAGACCTGAGTGATCTTGTGTTTCTTGAGGTAAGGGAAGAAGATATTATCGTAGAACTTCTTGTAGAAATCTAGGTAAATCTGACTACCCTTATGACTTCCGAAGTGCTGATCCGTAATTACAGCAACCTTCATCGCGACATTCTAATCTCAATGTTTTCTTTAATGGAATTGAGTCCCGAATCAGATTCGTTCATCCCAGACATACTACCATCAAATCGATCTGAGTGCAACACTTGTTCGTGACCGCAACGTTCAATCAGTTTGGTACGTATCTCTAGCTGCTTCTTCTCCTTCTGGATCCGACGCAGGAATGCATAATAAATGATCTGGGTGAAATATGCAAACGGATTCTTAGACTTCTCAGGATCGAAATTGTCAACATACTGGAGGCAATTTTCAATGCCATCGCAAACCATATCCTCACGGAACATATAGTTCACGAAGTTAGGCTTATAAGAAAGATGAGTAGCGATCTTTAGAAAGCACTCAGCGATGTATCGAGGAAGACGAGGACGGGGTAGGTCATTCTTTTTAGCAAAGGCGACTTGCTCTCGATACTCCACAATGGCAGCAAGAAATTCCTTGTTATTAACGTAATACTCGGTTTTAACTTTTGCCATATGTTTTGATTTCGATGTAAGTATTATAACACACGCCACAAGGGCTTGACAGCTACTCTGAATATCCTTATAATAACAGTGTCGCTGTTGAGAAACACCAGAGCTAGCTTTTATACAGTTTCTCAAAGAGCATTCTAGCTTTATCTACAGAACCTACAGATCCCATCTCTTTAGTAGGCAGGGTCTTGTTCGGTGTAGCGGCGCGGAACACGTATGGAATGCTCTCCTCGTAGAACTTGGAGATGGCAGGGCTCGCTTCCGTGCACGTGAGTATTCTATCAGGATTGACGAGAAAAATCTCGTCGGGGTCCATTGCTGACTTGATCCAGAGATCAAGTTTGAACCCTTTGATCATCGTGCTCTTGTCAGAACTGTTTGCTTCGATGACGATCATCGGGTTCTGCAAACAAATAACATTATCATCTTCAGAATAATGTACCTGCGCGATTAACTCTTCACCTGTTTCTAATTTAACTATCCCGATAAACGGGTCTTGTAATGGGTCTTGCATAGGCTAAAACTTGGTACGTACTTTGATAATCTCATAATCAAATTTTTCTTCGTGATAAATTTTGAGACGTTCTTCAAAATGTTTATAAGTAAAGTTCTTCCACTCTCCCCTAGTGATATCATCAGCGATATCGTAGAGAGTAGCTACGTGTTTATCTTTAGACTTTCTCAACACCCGTCCAATGGACTGTAAGTTGCGAATACGCGACTTGGAGGGTGAGGCAAAAATTACGTTGTGCAACTTTTTGATGTTGATCCCAGTAGAGAACGTTCCGTAGGATGCAATAATAATCGCATCTGTTTCAGTCTCAGTAATTCTGCGGACTTCTTCTCGGTCTTCTACATCAACACCGCCGTGAACGAAAAATACTTTCCGCTCTGTTGAGTTATTTATCAATTCATATAATGGCTCACCGTGGCGTTCCACGTAATTGAATAGCACAAGCGTATTACCTGATACATCCAGGCATAAATTCTTGATTAAATTGTTACGTTTCGTATGGGTAATCAGGTAATCGATCTCATCGTGATACGAATCAAATGTCCCCCACTCGTGTTTTAACACTAGACATTTAACTTTAAGTGGTGTAAGATAACCACCTTCCATAAGATCCTTGGTTTTAACCAACTGCTCACACGGACCAAACAAGCCTTCCAGGATCCACTTATGAGTGAGTGTTCCGTCGAGCGTGCCTGTAAAACCAACACGGTATTTACATCCGTGTAGCTTTGTCATAATCTTTGTCAGAGACTTAGACTTAAAGAGGTGAGCTTCATCACCAATGACACAATCAAACTGTTCAAACCATTTGCGCGGTTCTTTGTAGATTGATTGCCAAGTGGTAATAATCACGTTAGAATCTACGTACTTATCTCTACCAGCATATACCTTGTGACAATGCTTGCTAGCATTCCATCCGTATTCTTCAAAGTCCTTGTACATCTGTTCTACCAAACTTGTGGTTGGAACAATGAGAAGAACTCGGCGCTTCATAGCGACGTGGAATCTTGCAATGCCGTAAACCATCAGGGACTTACCGCTGGCAGTTGGGCTCAGCAGCAGTTTGCGATTGTATTTCAGGGCTTCGTAGACACCTTGAATCTGGTAGATTCTTGGCTCGAACTTAGTGATGCCTTGCATAAAAGTTCTAATGCCAGAGAGAGTAATCTCGTCATTAGTTTCATCAGGCAATCCAAAGTATTTGTTTTCTTCGTACTCCATCGTGTAGCGCATTGTCTTGCACCACTGGATCAAGTGTTCAGTCAGTCCGCCATATATCTCACCGTTACCAGGGGAGTAAAGACGAATCTTTCCATCCCAAACCTTGTTACGGTATAGGGGCATAAACTTTGCTTCGGGAACTTCAAAGGTAAAGTACTCTGATAGTTCCCTGTGAATGTGAGGCTCCGTTGTTACAACGTTGTAGACTTCATTCTTCTTCTGTAGTTTAATGTCCGCCACTCCTAAACTTCTCCCACTCAATAGCGTTTTTGATTTGATATTGACGGGCAGAGATTTGTTTTAGAACAGACTCTAGAAAGAATCCAATCATCTGATAATACTTTATCTTTGCGGTGATCTTGGCTAGATCTTGATCCGCATCAAGAAACATCTCTACTTCATCCTTAGTAGTGAGCTTCAGGTCAAAGGGCACATCTTTATATGCCGACGCTGGAGCTTTCTTTTTGTAGTACATCCATTTCTCTTTGTAGAGAAACTTGAAAGCAAACTCCTGGTCGATAAGTTTTGATTTGTAGTCGCAAGCCAGCTCCAGGTATTTTGAGTGGAGATAAGGAGTCTCGTTACTTGCTTTTAGAAAATCGGGATAACCATCATTACCATCTAGGATTGCGGAATCTTCCTTCCACATCTCCTTCAATTGATCAAGGGACATACTTACGTGATGCTGTATTCAAGAATTCATAGAACCCGTATTTGAACGTTGCGGTTCCTACAAGGTATTCTACATCATTCGCACCTGCATTGAAAGGTACGGTTGACAAACTAACTGGGAACAGGCTATCAAAGTTGACAACGAAGTTCGTATTAAAGTTATTTGTCAGCACGAAGAGTTGTGCGTTGGAGAACTGAGGGTCCTCCTTTCCGCCTGGTTCGTATGCTAAGGTGGTATCGTTAATCCAGTTCCAGAGAGACAAATAGTTTTTAAGATCTTCGTCAATCAAAAACTGTACAGTTAAGTCATCAAAAGAAGTGCCACCAGCCGCAGGGATAGGAAGTCTCCTACGTGCTGTTGATACCTCTTGCACTACTGCAGAGATCCCAGGAATGTTTGCAGTCTGACAAAAGAAATCCACACCAGGGAAGATTTCAATCTTCATCTTGAAACCAACAGGTGACAGATAATTTCTATTTTCAGGCTGACTAGAAACCCATTCAGCGGGCATCACTATTCCTCAAGATCTACACTTTTATTTATTTACTTACGAAGAACCCAGTTTTCCGCGAAATCGTTAGCGTCCATCTCACGGTCAAACACTTTCTTTTCTAAGGTCTTATCTAATGATTGTGTGCAAAGTACTTCAAAACCTTCGCGATCATAAACCACGATAGCCGTGCGGTCTCCCTCAGGGGAGAAGTAGTTTGAAAGCGTGACCATCTTTAGTTGTAGGGAATACTACTATTATATACAAAAAAAGGGGGCTGTGAAGCCCCCAATAAATCCCTACTGTTAATAAATCCCTACATTAAAATCTCCCTACAGATTTTTTTGCATTGTGCAGTGTTGTCACATTCAATCAAGCATTCGTAATAGTCATTAAGCAGATTGACCTTGCGGTCTTCAGATTCAAGCTCGTCAATGGTATTCTCAAAATGACGCCATTCGTCTAGTTGATTGCGAGACATTAGATTGTGCATAATACACCTCAATTGATTTAATCATCATAATGTTAGTTGCTCATCTCAGGTCATCACTCCCTCCATTACTCTGCCACTAATTATAAGGGAACACTGACAATTTTCCCCGATTCACGGTGTATCGTATTGACTCTTATTTTGCGTATACATCGCTACACATTTGTCTTAACAAAAAATTTACATAAAAAAAGAGGGTCCGAAGACCCTCTGAAAGATATGTGATGATGGATCACATAAGGTTGCGAACCAGGACGCGACGATAGTACTGGTTGCGACCCAGACCGTTGGCACCCAGCAGGTCTTCGCCAACAGCAGAACCATCTGCCTTGAACACGAAGGGGTTGGCGACCATACCGTAGCGGGTCTTGAAGCCGATCTTCGGCTGGAAGGAACCCTGATCCACGGCGCGGACCATTTGCAGGGGCACGTAGGGGCAATAGAAGAGACCAGCGTCATAGGCGCTAGTGCCCTTATAACCAGCCACGTAGTAGTGGTCATCTGCCAGGTTAGCAGAATAAGGATCCACGTACACTTTCACGCCACCGTTGAGGGTACCAACGAAGGTGTTACCAGTGTCATCGGGAAGACCGTTGGTGGACAGTGCAGGGGTGTAGTCCAGCACGCCAGCCATATTCAGAGCGGAAGCAACATCAGCAGAGCAGAGGATGAAGTTGCCCTTCCCTCTACGAGTTTGCTGTGCAATAGCGTTGGCGTCACGCTCGATCTGATAGATCAGACCCTTGAATTTCTCAACAGACCAGCGACCGTTGGAGTCGGTGTCGAGGTTGAAAATACCAGCGTTAGCAACGTTGTTCTGAGCACCGACCTTTGCTTGCAGATACACAGTACGGATCACTTCACGGTTGATCTCAGCCAGGATCTCAGAAGAGAGAATGTTGGCGAGTTCCGTTTCAGCGTCCAGACCGTGGATTGCCTTAAGGTCTTGAGCCAATTCAAGCGTGTACTCAGCTTTCAGAGCACGAGACTTGGCGGTCACCGACACCTTGTCGATGCTGAATGCCATCTCGCGGAAGTCAGGAGAACCAGAGGTTCCCAGTGCTTCCAGGTAGTCGCGAGCAGAACCTTGGGTGTTCTCGTAACGGAAGTTACCAGAAGCGTACTCGGTGCTGTCGTTCAGGATAGCGGGGTTGTTACCTTCAGCAGTGTTGGTAGCAGCTGCAGCAGAGCCACTTCCATCGCCACCACCACCAGGACCGACGTGACCAGCGGTAGGATCGTAAGCAGCACCACCAGAAGCATCGCCCACGGCAGAGAAACCAGGGTTAGGCTCGTTGAACAGTGCCTCAGCACCGTCGCGATCGTTGTAGTGGCTCTTCATTGCGAAGATCAGTCCAGTAGGACCGCTCATCGGCTGCACACCACACACGTCATAAGCGACGAGGTTAGGCATAGCGCGGCGCATCAGGCTGATCAGGATCGGATCGAAACCTGCCAGACCAGAGGAACCGTGAGAAGACTTAAGACCGTCAGCACCAACAGAGTTGATGGGAGCGGCTTCATTGAGGAGGGCGGACTCATTCAGAGCACGCTCTTGGTTTTCCAGGAGTTGAGCAGTGACTTGACGGCGATGGGAATCCTTAATAGGAGCGTGATCGCCGTGGTCAAGAACAGGTGCCCACTTTTCCTGTAACTGATGGGTATCCATTTGTGTTACGTTAAAGTTTGGGTTGGACTATGATAAAGATTTATCAGTTCTTCTTAAGAGCATTCAGATAAGCCTGCATAACAGGATTATACTCTTCAGAAAGACCAGCAACAGGGGTCTCTACTTGTTCCGTTGCAGTCGCTTTGGACTCGGAGAAGTAGCTACCTTTGATGGTGCTGAGTTTTTCTCTGTAAGTCTCTTCGTCCTTGAAGGACACAGCTTCAGCGAGAGAAGAGAACTTCTCTTTCTGAGTATCGGTGAGACCTTCACTCATTTCGGCAACAATGCCCTCGCGAGTGAATTCAGAGATACGATTTGACAGTTTCACATTCGCGTCAATCTGTTCATTGAGGCGATCTTCCATTTCACGAAGAGAAGTGTTCATAGATTCCAGAACATCTTCCTTGCCTTCAGGCACATCAATATAGTGCTCATCGAACAAGGTCTTAAGACCAGTGATGAACGACTCAGTGATCTCAACTTTGAGACCAGTGTCAATGGCAACCTGATTCTCTTCCAGCCAACGCTGGGACGTGTACTTCAGGAGACCATCGACTTCTTCTGCCAAGGATGCACGAATTTTCTCGGCTTCCTCAGCAAGCTTGGTGTTGTACTGTGCTTCCAGTTCCTCAACAATCGATGCAATCTTAGTTTTGACTGC